ACCGACAAAAGATATTTTTTGAGCAAAAAATTTTAGCGGGAGGGGGGTATTTTGTGCGGAAATACGTATATCGAAAGCTATTTGAAAAGGATTGAAGAAGAGCCGGATAAATTTAGCGCGGAAATGAAAAAAGCTGAAAAATACATCCGCGAGATTTTAGCCGATGAAGATGTTTTCATTGATGATAAAAAAATTGAAAAAGCAAAAGAGTTGATCGAGCGGTATTTTAAGATGCCGCTTTTTGATTGGGAATTATTCGTGCTGGGGCTGATCCACTGCTACTACAAATCGACGGATACGGTAGTATTCACCGAGTTTTTTATCATGATGGGGCGCGGGAACGGCAAGAATGGTTTTATTTCCGGCATCGTCTGGTACCTGACTACCCACTATCACGGAGTGGACGGCTACAATGTGGACATCATAGCGAACAGTGAGGATCAAGCTAAAACTTCTTTTGATGATATCTATGAAATGCTGGACAGAACGTGGAAGAAATCGCAGAAGTTTTTTAAAAAGACGAAATTATTAATCACTAATACCAAGACAAATTCATATATAAAATTTAATACAGCGAATGCCAAAACCAAAGACGGCAAACGCTCGGCGTGCTTGGTTTTCGATGAAATACACGAGTATCAAGACGGCAGTATCATCGGCGTTTTTAAGTCCGGATTTGGTAAGAGAAAACACTCACGGATTTTCAGTATCACGACTAACGGCTATGTCCGCGACGGCGTGCTGGACGAAAAGCTGCGTATCGCCCGAGGTGTTTTAGACGGCGAGATAAAGGGCAGCAGACTATGCCCTTTGATTTACAAGCTGGATAATGATGCAGAGGCACAGGATAAGGATAAATGGGTAAAGGCAAATCCGTCGCTGCCGTATCTGCCTAATCTACAAATCCAGATGGAGCAAGAGAACCTCGAGGCGCAGTTTGATGATATCGTCAAAATAAATTTATATACCAAGCGATTTAATCTGCCGAGAGCAGATTTGGAAATTGCCGTCACCGACTATGAAAATATCAAGGCTACTAATGTGGCGCTGCCTGATCTCACCCGCCAAAGCTGCACTGCAGGGATAGACTATGCGGAGCTGACAGACTGGGCAGCGGTTAATCTGCATTTCAAAATAGGCGATAAGCGCTATGACATAAATCATGCGTGGATGTGCCTAAACAGTAAGGATTTACACCGTGTCAAGGCACCGTGGAAAGAATGGGCAGAAAAAGGGCTAATCACAGTGGTGGATGATGTCAGCATTCATCCGGATTTATTGTGCGAGTACATCAAAAAAATGTCAGCCAAGTATAACGTCCGCATGGTGGCGATGGATACTTTTAGGCATACGCTCATGGCCGAGAGCCTGCGCAAGATAGGATTTGACGCGCGGGATAAAACAAAAGTAAAACTAATTCGGCCGAGCGACATCATGCAGGTAGAACCGGTGGTGCAGGAATGTTTTAACCGCAATTTATTTGTCTGGGGAGATAATCCCTGCCTGCGCTGGGCGGTCAATAATACGAAACGTATGCGGTCCAGCCGTAACATCGGTGCAGATACAGGAAATTTTGTTTACGGAAAAATCGAGGCCAAAAGCCGCAAAACGGATCCGTTTATGGCGCTGGCGGCATCCATGTGCTGCGAAGATGTGCTGATAAGTAGAGCGGTCAGCCTGCCGCCGATCGGAGCAATAGCATTTTAAGGAGGTGAGATAGTGGGAATATCAATTAAAGATTGGCTTTTGGGAAAACCAAAAAGCGACGATAAAACGCTGGAATTTTGCAATTTGGATTTAGAAAATGCGGTCGTGGATTTCGGACTGCGCGAGCTGGCGTTTAACACTTGCGTATCTTTGATCGCTAATGCGATAGGAAAAGTGGAGTTTAAGACTTATCGCGGGAATGAAGAAATCCAAGAAAAAGAATTTTACACATTTAATATCGAGCCAAACATCAACCAAAACAGCACAGTTTTTCTGCACAAGCTGATTTATAAACTATACAGCGATAATGAGGCGCTGGTCATCAGCGTAAAAAAGCGCGGCAGTGATGATGAAATGCTTTTAGTCGCGGATAGTTTCGCGGTGGAGGAGTACGCCGAGAAAGAGAATGTCTACAGCGGGGTCGTGGTAGATACTTTAGACTATCACAAAAATTTTAAAGAACGCGATGTGCTACATTTCAAACTGAACAGTCAGGATATAAAAATATATCTGGACATGATGAACCAAAGCTATGCCAGATTATATCAGGCGGCGGAAAACTACTACAGGCGCAGTCATAATCCGCGGCTGAAAGTCCATGTCGATCGTATGGCGCAGGGTGATGAAGATTTCGACGGCAATTTCGCCAAGATGGTCGAAAAGCAGATCAAGCCTTTCTTGACAAACGACCGCGCAATCCTGCCGGAGTTTGACGGCTATACCTACACGGATATGACCGAAAGTAGCGCAGGCGGTGACAGTGCGGACATCAGGTCTTTGGTCAATGATATTTTTACGCTGGCGGCGAGATGTTTTAATATCCCGCCTGTTTTGCTTTTTGGTGATGTCGCAGGCACGGCTGACGCTATGGATCGATGGCTCACAGTATGTATCGATCCTCTGTGCGATCAGCTGCAGGAGGAGATCAACCGCAAGCGCTACGGCTATGACGCATGGAAACGCGGGGACTATATCCGCATAGATACCTCGAATATTCGCCATTTTGATATATTTGGCAATGCATCAAATATTGAAAAACTAATCGGCTCGGGTGCGTTTAGTATCAACGACGTGCGCCGCGCCGCCGGACAAGCTGTAATAAACGAGGAATGGGCGAACAGATATTACATTACTAAAAATTTCAGCACTGTGGAGCAAGCGACGACACCAATGGGAGGGGGTGAGTAAATGCATAAAAAGATGTGGGAGATAAAACAGCAAGCCCAAGGAAATACGGTAGATATATACATCTACGGCGATGTCGAAAGCGACGGCTACGACTGGTGGACTGAGGAGGTCATCGAAAGCGAAACCAGCGCTAATCATTTTCGCAACGAGTTGGCCAAGTATCCGAATGCCGATTTAAATATTTATATCAATTCCTACGGCGGTAGTGTATTTGAGGGGACGGCGATCTACAACCAGTTGAAACGCCATAACGGCAAAAAGACGGTGTATGTAGACGGTTTCGCCTGCTCGATCGCCTCAGTTATCGCTATGGCTGGCGACGAGGTCATCATGCCAAGTAATGCCTTGATGATGATCCATAATCCGTGGATGTATACAGCGGGCAATGCGGCGGAATTAAGGAAAGCCGCCGAGGATTTAGAAGTCATCGGCAAAGCAAACCGCACGGCATATCTAAATAAAGCCGGAGAGAAACTCACCGAGGAAGAACTGGCGCAAATGATGGACGCGGAGACTTGGCTTACAGCCGAGGACTGCGTGCGCATGGGACTGGCCGACAAGCTAAGCGATAAAGTGGCTGACATGAGCGGAGCCGAGGCAATGCTCAAAAAGGCAAATTTGAATTTAGAGCAAAGCTTGAAAATCCGTCAGAGCCTAAAAGCGCAAATGCAAAGTTTGCAAGAAGAGATCAAAAAAGAAAGCAAAGAAGTGAAAGAAAAAAATAAAGAAGTAAAGCCGACCTTGTTTCAAACTTTGGCCGGCTTAAATTATGCGAAAAAACAGGAGGATTGAAAAAATGAGAAACAATGACGACAAAAACACTGCCAAAGAGCAGGCCAATGCCCTGATGATGCAGGCATTCAAAGATAACGATCCTGAGGCATATGCTAAGGCACTGGAACAGCTAATGGAGGCTGTCGGCCAAGATGTGCGCAGGGAGTATGAAGAGCACATGGCAAGCGTGATCGATCAGCAAGATGAAAAGATTTTACAAGCACGCGGCGTGCGCCAGCTCACCAGCGCAGAAAAGAAATTTTATCAGGCGCTGAGAGACGCAAGCAAGTTGGCTAATCCCAAAATGGGGTTGACCGATGTCATCATGCCGGAAACGATCATCGATTCGGTGTTCGATGAATTGCAGACCAGACATCCGCTTTTGGCCAAGGTCGGATTTCTCCAGACAGGCGGCGCGATCCGCATGTATTTGAACACTAACGGCTACCAAGAGGCACGCTGGGGTACTTTGTGCTCAGAGATTGTGCAGGAGGCAATGAGCGGGTTTAAAGAAGTAGATACAGGCTTGCTTAAACTTTCGGCATTTCTCCCTGTTTGCAAAGCAAATCTGGATTTAGGCTATGAATGGCTGGATAACTTCGTCCGTCAGGTTTTATATGAAATGCTGGCGAATGGTTTGGAGAACGGTCTTGTAAACGGCACCGGCAAAGATGAACCGATCGGCATGATCCGCGATGTATCCGAAAATGCGGCGGTAGTAGGCGGCAAATATCCTGCTAAAGCCAAAGTAACGGTCAATGATTTTTCTGCGGAAACTATCGGCAATCTACTAAGCCTTTTAGCGGTGGATCCGAACGGCAAACCGCGTGAAGTGCGCGATGTCATTTTGTTGGTTAATCCGGCTGATTATTTCAGCAAGATCATGCCTGCAACTACGCTCATGGCACCAGACGGCAGCTACCGCAATGACGTATTGCCCTACCCGATGGAAATCATCCAGACGGCGGCAGTCAAACCGGGTGAGGCGGTTTTAGGCATGGCCTATAAATACTTCGCCGCTGTCGGCATGAGCAGCAAAGACGGCCGTACAGCGACCAGTACCAGTTTTTAGAGGACAACCGCGTATACGTTATCAAGCTGTATGCTAACGGTTTTCCGATTGATAATAACGCTTTCGCCTATTTAGATATCAGTAACTTGCGCGCGGCAGTGCTGAAAGTGGAGCAAGTGACTGCACCCGATCCGTCGGCAGACGCTACTTTGTCCAGCTTGAAAATCGGGGCGTTGGCTTTGTCGCCGAACTTTGCGGCAGGAACTACAACCTATACGGCAGCTACGACCAATGGCAGCAACGTAATCAATGCGGTGCCGAATAATGCCGGGGCAACGATCGAAGTCAAGGTTAACGACGAAGTTATCGCTAACGGCACGGCGGCCACTTGGAAGAGCGGCTCGAACACGGTAGAAATCACTGTCACCGCCAAAGACGGCACTACCACGAAAAAATACACTGTGACGGTTACTAAATCGTAATGATTAAACGTAACGAAGTACCGCCCGAGCTTTTGGCGGCGGCCGAAAACTATCTGAATATCACTTGGAATGATCAAGCCACGGACGATAAAGTCTGTGGCTTGATTGCTTCCGGGACGGCCTACTTGGATCTAAAAGGCGGCGGAGTTTTAGACTATGAGGCCGACGGAATGCCGCGGACGTTACTGCTGGAATATGTACGCTACGGCTATTCAAGTGCGTTAGATGTGTTTGAAACTAACTATATGAATCAAATTTTAACTATGCGCCACGAGAGGCTGGTGGAAAAGTATGCCGCAGAAAATGCCGTATCGGGTGAATAACGAAATCACGCAGAACTTTGGCGACGGGGTAGTGAAAATTTACGCTGTGACAGATGAGGCGGCGCCCGGCTATGCGCCTGCGGAAAAAAGGACGCTGAAAGTAACTTTGCGCTATCAGGAGCAGAGATTAGGCATTAACCGCCTGTATCAGGCTAAGCAGCTGCAAACGGAGATAGAGCGGGTAATCCGTGTGCCGCGAAGCAGGGTAGAGGTCACGAACCGCGACCAAGCCCAAACGGAAAACGGAGTGTGGTATCGGGTGGAGAGTGTGCAAAGCGCCGACGATGCTTATCCTCCGAGCTTGGACATCGCTTTAGTGCGGATCGAGCAGGGAGGTGTTAGCGGGTGACGTGGTATGAAAAAATAATTGCTGTCCACCGCGAGGTCACGGACAGTGTAAGCCATGTCAGGCGGCTAAACAGCGAGCGCTATTTCGTCTGGCAGGAGGACGGAGAGAATGTGCTTCGTGCGGGTAATAATCATGCGGAGCGAGCTATGCAAGGCTCGACGGATTTATACACCAAAATCGAGTTTGACCCGTGGGTAGAGGAATTAGGCGCAGCATTCGACAAAGCAGAAATCAGCTACAACTATACCTTTATCGAGTATGAGGAGGATACGGGATTTTATCACCATTCCTGGGACTGGGAGGTGCTCGGGTAATGGCAAAAATGAGCTATAACGGATTGACTGAGTATATCGCGAAAATCGAGGCGCTCAACGCCGATATGGTAGGCATATCGACTAAGGTCGTTTATAGCGGTGCCGACGCTACGGCAAATGCAATCCGCGCCGAAATCGACCAGATCCCAAACAGCCTTTTAAACCGTGTCCAGCGCGAGGGATTAAAAGACGGTTTAGGTATCGCCCACATCATAACTGAGAGCGGAAAAACAAACACGCGCATAGGTTTTAACGGCTACAACGAACTGCGCGTGGGTAAATACCGCGCCAAAGGACAGCCGAATGCAATGATCGCCCGCGTGGTGGCTAAGGGCGTGAGCTGGCGCGGCGGGAAGTATGATTTCGTAAAAATTGCGGTTCGCAAAGCACGCAAGCAGGCGCAGACGGCAATGCAGGAAACGTTTAACGAAGAGATAGAGAAAATCATGAAAGGGTGAATAAATAATGGCAAATATAGGTTTGAGTAAGCCTAAGTATGCAATTTATAAAAATAACGGCACGACTGTCACCTATTCCGGCGGGGCGGTGATCGGCAAAGCGGTATCGCTGGATATGTCCTTGGACGGCGGCGATACCAATATTTTATACGCCGATAATGGGGCGGCGGAGAGTGCAAACAGCTTCGGCGGCGGGACGTTAACCTTAAATACCGATGATTTACTGCCTGCACCGATGGCGGCGATTTTAGGCGTGACGGAAAGCGCAATTAGCGGTGTAGATGCGGTGACTACGGCTGACGCAAAATGGCTGCTGTTTAACGATGATCAGGAAACGCCGTATGTGGGTTTCGGAGCAATCGGGAAAAAGCAGATTAACAATCAAACAAAATGGGTGGCGATCGTTTATCCGAAAATCCAATTTCAAAATTTGGGCGATGCGCTGACGACTCAAGGCGAAACAATCGAATGGCAAACGCCCGAAATCACCGCAACACTGATGCGCGACGATACTGCCAAACACGAATGGCGCAGAATGTCGAGCCCGTTAGACAGCGAGGCGGAGGCTGAGGCACTGCTCAATAGTTTTCTAAATATCACAGCCTAAGGGGGATAGAAATGCGTACAACGACAATTGAACTAAAAGGGAAAGAGCACATTTTGTGCTTGTCGCTAAAAGGCATCGCAAATTTATCCGAGCGCTACGGAAGTTTAGAAAACGCAAGCAAAGCAATGGCTAAGCCAGACGTTTGCGATGCAATTATCATTTTAGCCGAGATGATGGACTGCGGTGCGAAATACGCTAAGCTTAACGGCATGAAAAATCCTGAGCCGCTAAGTCAAGAAGAGCTGGAGTATGGGTTAGATATAGCGGATTTTGCACCGATGATGGCTAAAGTCGGCGAAACGGCGCGATTGAGCATGGAGCGCGAGGTAGAAGTAAGCCCAAACCCCGAAGCCACGGCAGAAGCATCGAAATAGATACGATGTCGTGGCTGGCATGGCAGGGAATGCAGGCAGGGTTAGACTATGACCATGCATGGCTTTTGCCCTGGGGGGAAGTCATGGACTATATAGCAATTAAGCAAATCATGACTGGGGCGGCTAAGCAGAAGAAACGCGAAAAAGATTTCTGGGAGCTGATGGAGTATAAATAGGGCTATGTCTAAGGGTATAGCCCTTAATTTTTAGGGTAAGGAGGTGAGACTTTTGGCAGATAAGGCGGATATCAGTGCGAAGATTGAGATAGACGGCGAAGAGCGATATCGGAACAGCCTAAA